ACCCGCACTTTTAAAACGTCACCCCCTCCATGTCCAAGCGAGCTTCGCCCCGAAATTCATTAATTTAATTAATTGTCAGTTTTTCAAAAATTTTTTTTTGGTGTTTTTGGGTTTTCTTTTTGTTGTTGGGGTGGTTGTGAATTTGTGATTTTGTGGTATATTTGTAAAAATTGAAACAATGCCTCTTGGTATAACTCAGCCTCCTTTTAAATCTTATGGTGGATTTAGAAATTTGAATACACCAGTTACTAGATTGCCATTTCTGCAAGAAGGGGAAGATGCGGCTAGTAACGCATTGTTATCAAGAATATCTCAGCAAGTATCTCAGCAACCGCAACAACCTCAAAAAAAAGTAAAACAAGAACCGGGTTTTGGTAAAAAATTACTTGGTAGGGCGGCAAATATTTTTGCTGATGTGATGACAAATGAGGCTTTTACAAATCCTATAACTGGTCCGTTTTTTGAAGAATCTTTATTAACTAGAATGGCATTAAGAAATCTTTCAGAAAACATAAATCCGTATAACTACGATGATGTAGATGCGCAGACCGGAGCACAAATGCCTTGGTATGGCCGTGCGGTAAATACTGTTTTAGGGCAAAAAGAGCCTAATAGGATTTTGACAGAAAAAGCAGCACAACAGGGCGTTGACCCGTACACTGGTAAGCCTTCAAATGAAGCAAGAACAAGACTTGATTTGCTAAATATGTTTGCTAATAAACCACAGCAATATGGCACACTTCAGCCTTCTGAATACAAGCCATCAATTGGGGCTGAAAAAGGTTCTAGGTACATGAAATCGAAAGCAATTGAAAGTGACATATTGAATAATATGTTTACTCAAACAGAACAGGGTAAAAAAATTCTAGAATCTGGAATTCGTTCAGAGTCTGATTTGGAAAAATTATTAACAGAATCAGGACTTCCCTACGAAAAGGGAAAAGGCGGTTATGTAATGAAAGTTCCCGGACTTGGACAGGGTACTTTAGGTGTAAAAAAAGATAAAGATGGGGTGTATTTAAGTTACTCTGATGTTTGGGATGTTGACCCGTCAAGTGGAACTTCAGGAGAAAACTCTAATTTACTAACTACCGCTCTTGGAAAATTTGCAAAAGCCGGCTTCATATCCCCTCAAAAAGTTTACGGAAGAATATACTTTGATGAAAAAACAGGTAAACCTAAAAAATAATCTTTCTCTTTATTTTTTTGCCAAAAGCCATGTAAGCCAGCCAAATAGTTAAAATTGGCCAAATAATACAGAATATCCACACGTTTATTTCTTCATAAGTAATTCCGAGTATATAAGCAATATTTTCTAGGATGTAAACACAATCATTAAAAGTTTCGTTCATTTTATTAAATTTTATAATGCAAAAATAATATTAAGGCTTGTTAATCAAAAGTTAAAAAAAAATTCTTAAATTTGGTAAAACATTTAAATATGGAAAACTTTGGTATGATGTCAAGTCCATCTGAATTATATGGAGGTGGCGGAGGTGGTAAAAAGGGAAAGAAGGGTAAGCAAGAAAAAAAGCCGGGATTAACAGTTTACGCTGGTGGTGTTGAAAAAACTCCAACTGGTTTGAGTAATGCTTTTAGTGCAAATGAAGCTGGATTAACACCTGAAATGTTGATGCAATACGCGCAAGATTTTAATTTACCCACAACAAGTAATAGAGCGTTCCAAGAAGCTCAGTTAGCACTTCTTCAGTCTACACCTCAAGGTCAGGCTCAACTTCAAAGAATGGTTGAAAAATATGGTATGCCAAAAGCAGGTACATACGCTGATGATATTCTTGGCGTAAGAACGCAGGCATTGATAAAGCAGGCATTATTCCCTCCCAAGGGCACTAAAAAATATATAGTAGATGGAGTAGAGTCAACCGAAGAAGATTTCTTAGGAGCTGGAGGCGGTCAGTTTTCTGGTGGTAAAAGAGTTATATACGCTAATCCTCAGAATTATCAACGTAAGGTGCTTCGATTAGATGGGACTCCTGAAACAGACCCAGATAAGATTCGTAGAGCTTTAGGAATTGCACCTGCTATGGATTCAATGCAACAGTTTTAATTAACTTGAATAATTCATTATATTTGCTTTAGCAATAAGGTTTAGTTAAGGTCGTTACGCCCCTGTATATTTTATATGGGGGCTTTTTATTAAATTTATTTTTTTAATTAAATTAATTAATATACTTTTGTTCTAAAATAAAACAAATACACATGGCACGACATCCAGACCCAGAATCGGTATCAAACAAGGTGGCTCAGTTGCAGCTAAATGAAACTATTGTACTAAATAATCCATACACATCAGTAATGGTTATGGTTTCAAACCTTAAAAGGAAAGAAGGAAACCAAGACAAAGTTTTCAAAATTAAATCTCTTGACGCAACGACCCACGTAACAAGAGTAAAATAATTAAACGGCCTTAACTAATGACAACCAAAGAACTCCTGCAATTGGTGGATAACCAAATCGCAAACGCACGCACATTTAAAGAACTATGCAATATAGAGCAGCCAAAAGAATGGATTAAAACAAAGAAGTCTATTTCAAATGAGACAGAATACGAATTCAATGAAGTAGAATTGATTGAAAGTCTTTGTGACAAAGTTTTTGATGATTGGCACTATGAAATAATTTTTTCTCCGGTTATATATCAAGATAAAAATGGCGTATCAGTAACACAGACAGTAAAGTTATTTTACTTTAGTGGCGGAAAGGAATATATACAAACAGGAACTGCAACCGAATACGTAAACTCAATGAAATTATTATCATTAGCTACACCAAAATGTTCTACAATGGCATTTAAAAATGCTTGCAGAAAAGTTGGTAAGCTATTTGGTGGAGGATTGAACAGAGGAACAGAAGAAGCTGATTTGCCTACAATTGTAATAGAAAAAGAAGCTCCTGACCGTGCAGAACAAAGATATAAGCTACTAATAGATGATTGCAATAGTATTGATGAATTAAGAACATACCAATTTGTGATTCCCAAATCGCTAAAAGAACATTACGACCAAAAACTGAAAACCTTAAACGCTAAATAAAATGATAGACTTTTCTAAAACACTTATTCGCTGTAGTTCTGTAGGATATTTAATGACAGAACCACAATCAAAAGCAGCAAAAGATGCTGGAGAATTATCAAAAACTGCAAAATCACACCTATTAGACGTATACATTGCAGAAAAATACGGTAGAAAGAGAGATATTCAGACAAAACAAATGAGAAAAGGAGTAGAGGTGGAAGAAAGTTCAATTGATTTACTGTCAAGATACCTAAAAAAGCATCTACAGAAGAACGAGGAACGAATTCAAAACGATTTTATTACAGGGTTGCCAGATATTTTTGAAGGCGAAAGTATAAGCAATGCAGATATAATCACAGATATTAAGTCTAGTTATGATTTATGGACGTTTTTAGGCAATATTCCTGATAAATTGGATAATTTATACTATTGGCAGCTAATGTCCTATATGTGGCTTACAAATGCAGAACAGGCGTATATTGCATATTGCTTAGTAAATACACCAGATAGTATAATTGAGCAGGAGAAATACTACCTATTGAAGAAAATGGATGTAATATCAGAGGAAAGCCCTGAATTTATCAAAGAATCGGCTAAAATTACATTCAATATGACCTTTGATGACATTGATATTCCTGAGAGAGTACTGCTATTTAAGGTAGAAAGAGATGAGCATGAGATAATGAAGATACAAAACAAGGTAGAAAGAGCAAGAGAATACCTAGTTGAGCTAGAAAGCACACATAAAAACTTCAATATTGGCAAGATATAATAAACTTACTAACAATAAGTGTTTATAAATTGTTAATAATTGGTATTGAATAATTGATTAACTTAGTATCATGAAAGGAAAATTAAATAAACTCGGTGTTATGAATGGCTTATGGAATAATATCCGTGCCAAAGCCGGTAGCGGAAAGAAGCCAACTAAGGAAATGCTAGAGCAGGAAAAGAAAATAAAAAAAGAAGAAAAGAAATGATACACAGGACACCAGCTTGGACAAGAAGTGAAGGGAAAAATGAAAAAGGCGGCTTAAATGCTAAAGGTCGTGCATCTTATAATGCAGAAACTGGTGGTAACTTAAAAGCTCCTGTAAAGTCAGGAACTAATCCAAGACGTGTATCATTTGCAGCAAGATTTGCAGGTATGAAAGGTCCAATGAAAAAGCCTAATGGAGAGCCAACTAGGAAAGCTTTAGCATTAAGAGCTTGGGGTTTCAGAAGTGTAGAATCAGCTAGAAACTTTGCAAACAAACATAAGAAGTCATAATACATATAATTAAATTAATTAAAAATATGCTACAATCTTAACCGAAAGTAGCATTTTTTATTTCTATGAAACAGAAAGTAATACTAAACATCACACCACAGACACACGTTAGGGCAACACAAGGAGATTCAATATTCTTCAGGATACCAAGAGAGAGGCTAAGGCCATCCGGATTGAGCAGACTTTTGAGATTAGAAAAGTACAACCAATACAAGATAGATTTACTAGCAGAAGCAAAGTCAAAATCCTTTGTCATGCCACCTCAAGGAGCATCAATTACCTTCTTTATACCAGTACCAGCATCTTGGTCCAAGAAAAAGAAAAAGCAACATCATGGGATGCTCCACCAATCAAAACCAGACTTAGACAATTTACTTAAAGCTTTTGGGGATTCCCTTATTTCCGAAGATAAGTACATTGCGCATTATGGAGAGCTTTCTAAGAGATGGGTAGACTTTGAAACAGGATGGATTCAGATAGAGATAACCGAACCAACCGAAGTATTAATTACGCCTCCTGCCAAAGAATAGGCTTTTATGAGTATTATATATACTCGCCTACTTAACATAATAAATATTATCAGATTAACTTAAATAAAATCAATCAATCTTAAAATTATAGTATACTATAATTTTAAGATTGATTGATTTTATTTAAGTTAATCTGATAATATTTATTATGTTAAGTAGGCGAGTATATATAATACTCATAAAAGCCTATTCTTTGGCAGGAGGCGTAATTAATACTTCGGTTGGTTCGGTTATCTCTATCTGAATCCATCCTGTTTCAAAGTCTACCCATCTCTTAGAAAGCTCTCCATAATGCGCAATGTACTTATCTTCGGAAATAAGGGAATCCCCAAAAGCTTTAAGTAAATTGTCTAAGTCTGGTTTTGATTGGTGGAGCATCCCATGATGTTGCTTTTTCTTTTTCTTGGACCAAGATGCTGGTACTGGTATAAAGAAGGTAATTGATGCTCCTTGAGGTGGCATGACAAAGGATTTTGACTTTGCTTCTGCTAGTAAATCTATCTTGTATTGGTTGTACTTTTCTAATCTCAAAAGTCTGCTCAATCCGGATGGCCTTAGCCTCTCTCTTGGTATCCTGAAGAATATTGAATCTCCTTGTGTTGCCCTAACGTGTGTCTGTGGTGTGATGTTTAGTATTACTTTCTGTTTCATAGAAATAAAAAATGCTACTTTCGGTTAAGATTGTAGCATATTTTTAATTAATTTAATTATATGTATTATGACTTCTTATGTTTGTTTGCAAAGTTTCTAGCTGATTCTACACTTCTGAAACCCCAAGCTCTTAATGCTAAAGCTTTCCTAGTTGGCTCTCCATTAGGCTTTTTCATTGGACCTTTCATACCTGCAAATCTTGCTGCAAATGATACACGTCTTGGATTAGTTCCTGACTTTACAGGAGCTTTTAAGTTACCACCAGTTTCTGCATTATAAGATGCACGACCTTTAGCATTTAAGCCGCCTTTTTCATTTTTCCCTTCACTTCTTGTCCAAGCTGGTGTCCTGTGTATCATTTCTTTTCTTCTTTTTTTATTTTCTTTTCCTGCTCTAGCATTTCCTTAGTTGGCTTCTTTCCGCTACCGGCTTTGGCACGGATATTATTCCATAAGCCATTCATAACACCGAGTTTATTTAATTTTCCTTTCATGATACTAAGTTAATCAATTATTCAATACCAATTATTAACAATTTATAAACACTTATTGTTAGTAAGTTTATTATATCTTGCCAATATTGAAGTTTTTATGTGTGCTTTCTAGCTCAACTAGGTATTCTCTTGCTCTTTCTACCTTGTTTTGTATCTTCATTATCTCATGCTCATCTCTTTCTACCTTAAATAGCAGTACTCTCTCAGGAATATCAATGTCATCAAAGGTCATATTGAATGTAATTTTAGCCGATTCTTTGATAAATTCAGGGCTTTCCTCTGATATTACATCCATTTTCTTCAATAGGTAGTATTTCTCCTGCTCAATTATACTATCTGGTGTATTTACTAAGCAATATGCAATATACGCCTGTTCTGCATTTGTAAGCCACATATAGGACATTAGCTGCCAATAGTATAAATTATCCAATTTATCAGGAATATTGCCTAAAAACGTCCATAAATCATAACTAGACTTAATATCTGTGATTATATCTGCATTGCTTATACTTTCGCCTTCAAAAATATCTGGCAACCCTGTAATAAAATCGTTTTGAATTCGTTCCTCGTTCTTCTGTAGATGCTTTTTTAGGTATCTTGACAGTAAATCAATTGAACTTTCTTCCACCTCTACTCCTTTTCTCATTTGTTTTGTCTGAATATCTCTCTTTCTACCGTATTTTTCTGCAATGTATACGTCTAATAGGTGTGATTTTGCAGTTTTTGATAATTCTCCAGCATCTTTTGCTGCTTTTGATTGTGGTTCTGTCATTAAATATCCTACAGAACTACAGCGAATAAGTGTTTTAGAAAAGTCTATCATTTTATTTAGCGTTTAAGGTTTTCAGTTTTTGGTCGTAATGTTCTTTTAGCGATTTGGGAATCACAAATTGGTATGTTCTTAATTCATCAATACTATTGCAATCATCTATTAGTAGCTTATATCTTTGTTCTGCACGGTCAGGAGCTTCTTTTTCTATTACAATTGTAGGCAAATCAGCTTCTTCTGTTCCTCTGTTCAATCCTCCACCAAATAGCTTACCAACTTTTCTGCAAGCATTTTTAAATGCCATTGTAGAACATTTTGGTGTAGCTAATGATAATAATTTCATTGAGTTTACGTATTCGGTTGCAGTTCCTGTTTGTATATATTCCTTTCCGCCACTAAAGTAAAATAACTTTACTGTCTGTGTTACTGATACGCCATTTTTATCTTGATATATAACCGGAGAAAAAATTATTTCATAGTGCCAATCATCAAAAACTTTGTCACAAAGACTTTCAATCAATTCTACTTCATTGAATTCGTATTCTGTCTCATTTGAAATAGACTTCTTTGTTTTAATCCATTCTTTTGGCTGCTCTATATTGCATAGTTCTTTAAATGTGCGTGCGTTTGCGATTTGGTTATCCACCAATTGCAGGAGTTCTTTGGTTGTCATTAGTTAAGGCCGTTTAATTATTTTACTCTTGTTACGTGGGTCGTTGCGTCAAGAGATTTAATTTTGAAAACTTTGTCTTGGTTTCCTTCTTTCCTTTTAAGGTTTGAAACCATAACCATTACTGATGTGTATGGATTATTTAGTACAATAGTTTCATTTAGCTGCAACTGAGCCACCTTGTTTGATACCGATTCTGGGTCTGGATGTCGTGCCATGTGTATTTGTTTTATTTTAGAACAAAAGTATATTAATTAATTTAATTAAAAAAATAAATTTAATAAAAAGCCCCCATATAAAATATACAGGGGCGTAACGACCTTAACTAAACCTTATTGCTAAAGCAAATATAATGAATTATTCAAGTTAATTAAAACTGTTGCATTGAATCCATAGCAGGTGCAATTCCTAAAGCTCTACGAATCTTATCTGGGTCTGTTTCAGGAGTCCCATCTAATCGAAGCACCTTACGTTGATAATTCTGAGGATTAGCGTATATAACTCTTTTACCACCAGAAAACTGACCGCCTCCAGCTCCTAAGAAATCTTCTTCGGTTGACTCTACTCCATCTACTATATATTTTTTAGTGCCCTTGGGAGGGAATAATGCCTGCTTTATCAATGCCTGCGTTCTTACGCCAAGAATATCATCAGCGTATGTACCTGCTTTTGGCATACCATATTTTTCAACCATTCTTTGAAGTTGAGCCTGACCTTGAGGTGTAGACTGAAGAAGTGCTAACTGAGCTTCTTGGAACGCTCTATTACTTGTTGTGGGTAAATTAAAATCTTGCGCGTATTGCATCAACATTTCAGGTGTTAATCCAGCTTCATTTGCACTAAAAGCATTACTCAAACCAGTTGGAGTTTTTTCAACACCACCAGCGTAAACTGTTAATCCCGGCTTTTTTTCTTGCTTACCCTTCTTTCCCTTTTTACCACCTCCGCCACCTCCATATAATTCAGATGGACTTGACATCATACCAAAGTTTTCCATATTTAAATGTTTTACCAAATTTAAGAATTTTTTTTTAACTTTTGATTAACAAGCCTTAATATTATTTTTGCATTATAAAATTTAATAAAATGAACGAAACTTTTAATGATTGTGTTTACATCCTAGAAAATATTGCTTATATACTCGGAATTACTTATGAAGAAATAAACGTGTGGATATTCTGTATTATTTGGCCAATTTTAACTATTTGGCTGGCTTACATGGCTTTTGGCAAAAAAATAAAGAGAAAGATTATTTTTTAGGTTTACCTGTTTTTTCATCAAAGTATATTCTTCCGTAAACTTTTTGAGGGGATATGAAGCCGGCTTTTGCAAATTTTCCAAGAGCGGTAGTTAGTAAATTAGAGTTTTCTCCTGAAGTTCCACTTGACGGGTCAACATCCCAAACATCAGAGTAACTTAAATACACCCCATCTTTATCTTTTTTTACACCTAAAGTACCCTGTCCAAGTCCGGGAACTTTCATTACATAACCGCCTTTTCCCTTTTCGTAGGGAAGTCCTGATTCTGTTAATAATTTTTCCAAATCAGACTCTGAACGAATTCCAGATTCTAGAATTTTTTTACCCTGTTCTGTTTGAGTAAACATATTATTCAATATGTCACTTTCAATTGCTTTCGATTTCATGTACCTAGAACCTTTTTCAGCCCCAATTGATGGCTTGTATTCAGAAGGCTGAAGTGTGCCATATTGCTGTGGTTTATTAGCAAACATATTTAGCAAATCAAGTCTTGTTCTTGCTTCATTTGAAGGCTTACCAGTGTACGGGTCAACGCCCTGTTGTGCTGCTTTTTCTGTCAAAATCCTATTAGGCTCTTTTTGCCCTAAAACAGTATTTACCGCACGGCCATACCAAGGCATTTGTGCTCCGGTCTGCGCATCTACATCATCGTAGTTATACGGATTTATGTTTTCTGAAAGATTTCTTAATGCCATTCTAGTTAATAAAGATTCTTCAAAAAACGGACCAGTTATAGGATTTGTAAAAGCCTCATTTGTCATCACATCAGCAAAAATATTTGCCGCCCTACCAAGTAATTTTTTACCAAAACCCGGTTCTTGTTTTACTTTTTTTTGAGGTTGTTGCGGTTGCTGAGATACTTGCTGAGATATTCTTGATAACAATGCGTTACTAGCCGCATCTTCCCCTTCTTGCAGAAATGGCAATCTAGTAACTGGTGTATTCAAATTTCTAAATCCACCATAAGATTTAAAAGGAGGCTGAGTTATACCAAGAGGCATTGTTTCAATTTTTACAAATATACCACAAAATCACAAATTCACAACCACCCCAACAACAAAAAGAAAACCCAAAAACACCAAAAAAAAATTTTTGAAAAACTGACAATTAATTAAATTAATGAATTTCGGGGCGAAGCTCGCTTGGACATGGAGGGGGTGACGTTTTAAAAGTGCGGGT